TTTGAATCATTATAATCAGCATATTCATCATCAGGATATTCTATTGTATTAGATTGATATTTTTCATTTGTAGTGTTTAATGATTTAACTTGTTTTAGAAAAAACCATAAATCTTGTTGAACTCCATATCTATTTATAAATGTAATCTTTCTACCATCTCCGTATTTAGTGCAATCAATTCTATTTATGTAAAGAATATTACTACCTTGATTTACGACTTGTGTGTCTGAGCCACTATAAGAACTAACAGATGTAACACCCCCACCAGTCATATAATGAACATAACCTGAAACACCAGTTGGAACATATATATTCCATTCTGTAGCAAGTTTTCCATAATTCGCTGCTAGTAAATACTTGTGGTTTGTAGTAAACGGAAGTGCAGGATTAGAACCTTCTGAATAATATCCAAAGGCTTCAAAACCTGTATCTGTATATGTTTGTGTGGCTACAGCAGTACCACCACCATTAATTTGAGGATGTGTTGTAACGACTGTAACAATCGCTATGGTGTCAATAGTATAATTTGATGAATAAGTTATATTTAAATAATCCCTAGCAAGTTCTGATATATCAAAGTTACATCCTGTACTAGGACTTACATTTTTAATTAATGTATATCTTAATGTTCCACCAATAGTGATTGTACACTTTGCTGACAACACTCCTGATGAGGGTATTGCTATAAATTTATATTGTGGGTTTCTTAATGCTATGTTTGCCATTGTGTTTAGTTTTCTCCGTATATTATTTGTTTTTCTACATCTATAATAAAAGCATCTAAAAGGTCATCGCCTAATCTTTGTTGAGCCCTTTCAAATGGAGTTGTAAAAAAATTTGATGTTTTAATACCTCTATTGTATATGTTATTAGCGATAACGTATGCTATGCTTTTATAGTTACCTGCTTTAAATTGACCACCCTTAGAACTACCCTTTTGTTCTCTGAATCTTACGTTTTTACTTTTAGCCCAACTTTCTATTTTTGCTAAGAATGTTTTCCAAGTTCCTGCATAATTTCCAGAACCAAATCTAAAAGGCGAGTTCGGTGCTTGTTGACCTGTAAGTCTAGCGTTGGGCGATAACTTTGTTGGGTCTTTACCTCTAACCCCTTTATCAACAAAAACTCCGTAATCATCCATTTGGAATTGTAGTAAAAAAGCATCTATCTCAACATCAAGTTCATAACCTAGTGAATTATATAACGAGCCACCACCTTTGTCATCTTTTGTTAGATTTGTTCTAGCTTGTTGTATAACATACTTAGCGTACTTGTCTATTATGTCTTCTAAATTAGCGTAAACCATTAGCAAATGTATATATCGTTATATATTAAAACATCCATATTTGCAGTCCAACCTGCTAACTGATTTTCAAACCTATCATAAAAAGGAACTAAGTTTGGAACACTATCTAATTGATACATACTAGTATGGAGGTCGCCCATTCTTAATTTTTGTATGAGTTTGTTTAAGACTGCTAATTGCGTATTTAAAATGTCCTGCTCGTTATTGTTGCCTTTAAACCTATCAATAGTAACTTCTTTTGATTGGTCAACGATATCCATAGCAAGTACGCTTATATTAAATCTTAAAACTTGTTCCTCATCTGTAACGCTATTAATTATTATATGACCTAACGGAAAGATATCTTGTTTGTTTAGATTAACATCTGAAATGTTTCCTGTTGTTACTGTGTTACAATTAATGTCTTGTAGTAATGCTGTTTTAATAGTTTGAGTTAATTGATAAAACCCTCTTACACCTTGATTGCTCATTTAAATTTCTTTTTAATTTGTTTTGCTTCTAGTTCGTTTTTTTCTTTCATAAATGATAACATCATAAAACAAGAGTGTACATTTAATTCAGTGATACTTTCAAATCTTGTAATATCCCCCTGAGAGAGCCCATAAATTGATTGATACCAACCCCATTTCCTTGCGAAGTTAGATACTCCGTCAAGGCTTCCGTCTGATTGTCCTGCAAAGAGTTCGTCATAAGTTTCGATAAGTCTAGCCCTAAATTCCACAAAAAAAAAATTGAAGAAAGAACTGCACTCATAGGCATATGCATAATAGATGGATTTAATTCAGAGTTATAATCTACAATAGTATATTGCTCTTTTAGTTTTGTAGTTATAGGCCTGTATAAAACATTCATCGCTCTTTCCATATTATCCCAATCTCCTATGTATGTATCTAGGTCAATGTATTCTCCTAGAGTTAAATTATCTAGTTGAGGATGAAAACCGAAGTCAATATTATTAATATTAAAACCTTTAATTAAATCAGGCTTTTGTTCAAACATCTTACCTAAAACTCCTACAATTTCTTCTGTATCAGATAGTTTAAGCCTCATTACATTTTCTAATTTAGTAGAACAAAATATTTCTATCATTTTAGCGTTTAGTAATCTGTCGTTTTTAGTTTGTTCCTGCACCTTAATAAATCGTTTGTATTGTGATAGTGTGATATCATCAAGCGAGTTAGGTATTTCAATTTTCAGTTTCATATATATATAACGTATTTAAAAGTGTATTTTATAATATACTAAGATAATAAAAAAAGGGCAGCCATTTCTGACCACCCTATCTATATTGTAACTAACCTAAATGCTACAACATTTTATTCATATTTATTTTCTTGTGCATATTCCCAGACTTGTGAATGTATTGCATCATCAACCCAATCCCAATAAAAATCAGTTATATCTATTCCGTTTAATGTAACATCTAATATTTCCAAATCGCTTTCAGGTGGATTGAAATAACTTCCATCATCCCAATAATATTCATAAGAGATATTTAAATTATAATTAGCCTCATCAACATTATAATCTCCCTTTACTTTCATAGTTCTAGTTTTTTTAAATGTTCGTATTTGTTTTTTATCTCTTGTAATTCTAATCTAGCCTTATTTCTATCTTCCCTGTATTGACTTACTATTTCATCGTGAACCCTAACTTCTTGTTCCATAGTGTTAGCCCAAAAGAATATACCTACTAATGAATCAGACATTAAATTTATCTCTTTATTATTTGGACTTTGTTGTTTCCATTTTTTAACTAAATTAATAGCAGCATCTATATGCCCATAAAACTCTAAGTCTTTTAAGTTTTGTTTTTTAGATTTAAATAATCTGCTCATTTAATTAAATTTAATCCAAACTCTTTAGCAACATAGTTAATATGCTTTTGAGTAGTCATTGACCACCATCCTAATTGGATTAATTTATCGCCATCTATCGTGGCTACGTGAGTAGTGTAACTCCATACTTTGTTTCCTTGTATAGAAAGGTTTTGTTTGTACCTGTCTAGTTTTCTCATCTTGTAAAATTTTGTCTTGAATTAGCTAATATATTAATTTTTTCTTGCTGCGTTCCTAATAGTTTACCACATATCGGAGATACTTCAGTATAAACTTCTGTGCCTTTTTTATAAAGTTTTTTAAACATTATATCTTCTTGTAATGTTTCTAGCTTTCTACCTGTATAACCTAGTCTTTTTCTATCAGGTGTTTCTAATATTTCTTTTCCTATAAGTTTTGAACCTATATAGTATTCTTTTGAGTATCCGTTTATTTCAAACATTGTTCTGCATTTTATTTAATAAACTAGAAACATTCATTAAAGTTAATTCGTTATTTTTTTTAGCAGCTTCTTTTCCTACTTCTCTTAAAGCATAAACAACTAATTTTTTTTCGTATTTGTTTAATTCTAAATTCATTTTGTTTGTTTTATTATTACATAACAAATATAAAACTATTTAAGTTATAAACAAAATATTTTATAAGTTTTTTTAATGTAAGGTGTATTTACCGAAGTTAGGTCTTGACAATATAGAGTATGTCGCATAACGACAGGGGTCAATGATATGATTGTTTTTATCTTCAGGTATATTAATTAACCTGCCTGATTTATCTTCTTTCCATTTATAGTTTCTAAATTCAGATATAGCATTTGATGAGGCAGCTAATATATGTATCTTATATCTTTTTAATAAATCAATACCTGCGTTTATAGAATCCCTACCTTTGATACTTCCAAATATATTATGCCCCATCTTTCTAAGTTCACTTATTAACCTCGGCTCTGCACTATCAGCATATATAGGTTTGGGTGTTAGTTGTTCATCTTTTAAAAACACATTGATGTCTTGCGTTGTCATTTGCGTTCTATATAAATGTTCTTTAATATACAAATCAAAATTATCAATGTAAACAGATACTAAAGTTGTTGGGTCATTAGTGTAACCAAAGTCCATACCGTATGCTACAAGTTGTGCAAACTCAGGTATTTTGTTTACCTCAGCATACTTAAATATAGTACTCCTACTAGCTGCTCTTTCCCCTAACCCATATATCTGCCAATATTGCTCATCAGTATCTCTAAGACGCTCTATTTCCTTTTTAATAGAATCCTCTATAAATGGATTATCTAAGTATGTGGTTTTATAAAAGACACAATCTTCTCTAGGAATTACTTTGTCGTATATCCAATGATACTCATCTGAAGGGTTGAAGTCAATTACTATTTTATCTTGTGTTCTAAATATAAGTTGTTGCCAATCTTCAAAGTATAATTCATTAGCTTCATTTATAAATAGTAAATCTCTTTTACGACCTCTAATCTTTTGAGGCATATCTAATGAAATAAATTCAATAAGGTTACCGTATAGTGAATATTCAGAGTTAGATTTATTGTGGTTTAATTCTGTATATATATTATGTGATTGTAAAATTTGTACAAAGTCTCTTAATACTGTTGCCCTTAAACTAGGAAATGACTTACGGCATATTGTTATAATCTTATCTTTATTCTCAACACAATAAGCAAATATAATCCAAAGAAGTATATTAAATGTTTTCCCTGACCTCGTACCCCCTTGTTCAACTACAATTTTACTATTGTTTTTTACAAGATGTTTATATACAATATTAGTCTGTATCTTCTGTTTTGTCAATTATCTCTATTTGAAAGTTATTAGGCATTCCATCTGCACCTGTTATTTCTTGTCTTTCAATGTATCCTCTTTTCTTTCCTTTTGTCTTTAGGTAAAATATTGTAGCTGCTGTATTTCCTCCTCCTATTTGGTCGTGTAGTTTACTTTCGGCGAAATCTAAGGCAATGTTTTCTATTTCTTGAACATTAGATGCAAACTCCTCATCTTCATTCAGCCATTTATAAAATGTGCTTCTTGGTATTTCTGTTTTTCTACAAGCTACTGTAACTACTCCTAAACTTTTTTCTAATGCCTTAAGCATTGATTCCTTTTTTATGTGTCTACTTTTGTCCATATTATTTATCAAATCCAGATAGTGGATAGAAAATCAAACTATTTCTATACGCTTCTTCATTATGTTTTATTATTTTGGTTACTCCGTGTATATTATACCAAGCAGGATATACTAAAATACTATTGTTAGCCTGTTCAAAGGTATGATTAAAATCAGGAACACAAAGCGCACCCCCTTCTGTATCTTTTCTTTTAGTTAATATTACGTTTACGGTGTTTTTTAAATTACCCCTATCTTGATGGAAAGGAGCAGCGATATTAAAGTTTGATATACTGCTAGTAAATAAATTTCCGAATCTATATTTAGGTAATGTTGTTTTTTCTATTAATTTCTTTTGTGATTCATATTGTTCAGGCATATATTGTTTTATAAGTTTCTCACTTTCTAAACAAGATAGTAACATTGCTTTTATAAATGTCTTTGCTTTTTTATTAGTATGAACTGCTGATACAGAGTTGTAGGGTCTTCTAAGGTGTGCTTTTGCTAATACGCCACCTAATATAGTTGACATCTGAACTGTGTTCCTAGCCTTAGCCTCAGCCCTGCTTATACCGTATTTTTTTTGCATTGTATATACATCAGAGCGTTCTAATAATGACTTAGGCACATTTTTACTCAAGAACTCTTTGTTGGCTATTGAAATGTATTGTTTAAGTTTGTCAGGTATGTCGTTTAAATAAAAGCCTATTATCTTTCCATCTAACTCTAGTAAGCAACTATCAGTTACAGTTGGTGGAACAAACTCACATCTTGCGCCAATCTTTTTATCGTGTTCTTGTTTTTTTAGTTTTAATGTTTTCATATTAATATCTCATTTTTTCTTTTAGGGTTTAACCTTATCTTATCTCCCCATTTATATTTTAGTATCATAATATTTTTTTGTTCCTCTTTATCGTTTCTAATATCAACTGCGCCACCTTTATTTGAGTAGTGCTTGAATGTAAATAAATATTTTTGATACCTTAGAACTTTACCTTTTTGTATATGTTGAAGCGTATAATCATAATCTTCTTTTAAACTAAGTTGAGTATCAAACCTTAATTCATTAGGTTTCACAAATAACATATCGCCAATACAGAATTTATTTTCTAATACTAATTTATTAGCAAAAAAATAATTATCAGTAGGGGGTACACCCATTAAATCAACGCCTTTTATTTTTATAAACTTACTTAGTATATCATCAATCGCTACATCTAAACTTACTATCTTTTTTTTAAAAAAATTCTTATTAGTTGTAACCTTTTTTATATCATCACTTAGTTGTATACAGATGTTGTTATTTTTAAAAGCGTGTTCAAGTGCAAAATTTCTACTATCCATTAAGTTGCCTGTATTATAAACTATCTTACAACCATTTTGTTCATATAATTCTTTTTGACCATTTTTAACACAAAAGATATATTTTTCTTTTTGTTGTTTATTAAAAGGTAAATCATTGTAACGATTGGCACTTATTACATACACATTATGATTCATACTTTTTCATAGCTTTATAAAACAAGTCTGATAAATTAACTCCTTGATTTTTTAAATCATCATAAAGTTTTTTTATAGGCTCAAAATCTTTTGCTGGATATTCTAATATGATTGACTTTTTTGTTTGGTCATACATAGTTTCTATCTCATCTTCTAAGTCAATCTCATCAAGAACGCTATAATCAATGGCATCTTCAGGTTGCCAAACATCAATACCCCAATCTTTTAATTCTTTAGTATCCCATCCGTTAGCTAGTATATCCCAATCCCACTCACCGAAACCTACATTATCTTTTATAATAAATTCTTTCTTTTGTTTTTCTGTTAAGTCATCGGCTTGAATTACATATATTTCTTTCAGTCCTGCTTCTATACAGGCTTTGTATCTCATATTTCCACCGAGTATTATATTTTTTTCATCTACAACAATCGGTCTAAGTTTTAACATTTCTGGAAATTCTTTTATAGACTTAACTAATTTTTTAAATTTAATATCTTTAATTAATCTAGGATTATCAGGATTAGATTTAATTTTATGTATTTTAATTTTATTAGGTTTCATATTTATATAACGTATTTAATTTAACTCTTTTTTCCATTCTAGTGATTTTTCCCACAATTTTAATTTTTGACCTACCTCATCTTTTAAGTTTTCAGGCACATCTCTTATAACTTTATACATAGGGTGTTTAAGTTTGTTTTTTAATTCTGAATTTTTATTCTCTAGGTTTGTTACTTTGTTTTCTAAGTAATGAACTCTATCTATTTTATCATAACATAAATCAGATTTAAAAGTAAAGATATTTTCTATTTCTGTTAGTTTAGGATTATGCTGACAATAGTAGGCATAGTTGTTACTTGAATATAAAACAGTAGAATGGTCGCTAGTTTTACCATTTTTAATATGTAATTCAGCTATATGTATCCATCGCATATTAAGTTTATTTCTAAGTAAATGATTAAACAATGAACGTACTTCTATATATTTTCTTTGTCTGCTATTTTTAAAAACGTCAAGCCCTGACAGTTCTTTTATTTTATTTGCTATTTCTATTGGTGTTAAATTTTCCATTTTGTTTTTTTAGTTCTTCTCTTTTTATATAATACGCTTCCGTGTATTTCATAATTTTGCTTTCCCATTTTGTAATGTCATCATAGTTTACTAAAAATAATTCTGCTTCTGTTTTATTTAATATATATATAAACCAATATTTATCTATTTTATTTTTCCCTTTTATGTGGGCTTCTTTGTTTACTAATATATGTGCGTTTTCAAAATGATATGTTGATTTAATATCTATCTTTTTATCTTTTACAATTATATCTGCATTTTTAGATGGGTATAACTCTAATAATTTAGCCATCTCAAAATCAATTTTTTTTTCTGTTAAATAGTTTATACCAATTAACTCGCCTATTATTCCTACTGTATCTACGTGTGTATTTTTAACACCTCTATCAAATCTAGGGTTTTTTTTTAAAAGATGTTTATTAATAACGCTTCTTGCATATCCAATTTGATTTGCTATTTCCCAAAAAGATTCAGGGTATTTAATTGTCATTCTGTCCTTAGTTTTAATAAATTATAACATTCTGTATATTTTTGTCTTGCCTTGCCTTTGTATTTTTCTTTAAATAATTCATACAGTTTTTTTGTGTATTTATATTTTGTGTTACAATCTACAAAATATTTCTTAGCAAATGCCTTACCTTTGCCTTTAAAGTAGTTTACGTTGTCAGCTGTATCGCCCTCTATCATTTGGCTATAGAAGTTAAATAAAGCCTGTTCATCTGATATATCTAGTATCTCTTTATGTTTCCAATGATAATTATACATTAAGCAAGGGAATTGTTTGTAGTCTTTGTCAATACTTACTATCATAACATTTTGCCTACCAAAGTCTTTTGATATATTATACCAATACCTAGCTACTAGGTCATCAGTTTCTATACCAAATGCAAACTTACTATCATAGGTGTCTTTAACGTATTGATGCATTGGGTGTAATAATGGTGGAAGTATTTGTTTTTTTCTATTAGCTTTATACTTTTTTGTCATTAACTTTCTAAAGTTTCCTTTGCTTCCGTTAAATGTTATGACTTTTTCTATATCGTATAGTTCTTCTAAGTCGTTTACTATTTTCATAAACTGCTCATCGAACTTTGCTATACTGTCTTCTATGTTTTCAAAATGAGGATTGTCATCAGGGTTTTCTTTATGTCGATAGCAACTTGCAAAAATTAAACTATCAGCGTCTATAAGTAATATCATTTTGTTTCTTCATAAACTTTATATCCATTTAACTTTAAAAAGATAATTGCTTCCATTATTTTCTTTTCTTTAACTCTATACGCTTCAAAAATTTCGTTTTCAAAAGGTTGTGTCTTGTTCATTTTTATTTATTTTACTTTGTATTTGTTCAAAATTTATTTCTTTAAAATAGTTTTCATTTAAAAATTGTAAATATTTATTTTCATTACAATTCATCAATACTTTCTTTAATCATATCTAAATACATTTTTTGCATTTTTTTATTTTCTTTTACAACTTGAGTTATAATAAATGGCAAATCTTTATATAAAGAATCTGTATTCCATACTAACCAATTATCATCTCCATAACCTATATGCATCTCTCCATCACTACATTGTAAGTGATGAGTTTCATATATGTATGTATTTTTTTTTGCACTTCTTAATTGTTTTTTTAATTTATGTACCTCATCAATTAAATTGTCAATTTGTTTGTTTTTTTCTTTTATAGACATTTTGATAATATTAATGTTATTACTAATCCTGTTATAGATATTCCGTATAAGGTCATAGAACTTTTATACTGTTTGTCTGACCGACCTTGTCTTGACCTGTATTGTCTAAACTTTTTCATACTATGCGAATATCCAAAGAGATGCCCAGAATAAAGCAAAGATTGATAATACAAATATAAATTCCGATACTAATCTTAATATTTTTTTCATTATATAAATTCTTTATATTTATCTAAGTCTGTTGTAAATTTTTGAAAGTCTAGTGCTGCTTTCTCTGTTTTAAAAAAGTAACTTTCGTGTATGTTATTATCTATAACATCTAACCTGAAAGAATCGTTTTGTTTGTTTGTCATTAATCTTGTTTTCATTTTGTTTGTTTTATTATTATATAGCTAATATAAAACAAATTAAGTTATAAACAAAATTTAATAACTTTTATTTTTAAAGCGTGTTGAGATTTATCCTACTAGCTTGATTTTCTTTTAGTAAGTAAACATCTTTGAGAAGTCTTTTTTTAGTCCACATAGTTGTATCAGGGCAATACATTTTTTTGGTTTCAGGTAGTTTAATTTCATTAAGCCAATATAGGAAGTTTCCTTTTGGGTCGTTAACAAAATAGAGTTTTATAATATTGTCATCAAGTTTCATTAGATTATCATACTTGTCTTTTTCAAGCATTTTATCTTCATAGTATTTTGTTCGAAACTTCATTTCAATAACACAATCATATCCCTTTGGAGTTTTACCAATAGCATCGTAAACACTATAACCTTTACCGCACCATTTCAAATCCCATCCATCAAGGTTAAAAAGCATTACAACTGCTTGTTCCCATTTATTTATTTTCTTTAGACTCATTGTCCCATATAACATTTAAGTCTTTAATCCATTTGTTTACTGTTTTTGGATTACAGGTGCAAGGTTTATAAAATGAATGTTTGTAATATTTGCTGTGGAGTTCACACACCAATGTAAATTCGTTGTTGGATATGACATCGTTTGTACCCAGTCGAAATTGTTCCCAATCTTTATAGTCTTCTTTTTCAAATTTTACCATCTTTTAATTTTTATTTTATTCAAGGCTTCTTTTCTGTTGTCGCAGTTGCAACTTTCATAACCTAATTTTTTTGCAATAAATGTTGCTATCCTTTTTCCCTGACCTATTGTAAGTATATTAATTAATTTTTCTGTAAAGTCGCCTAGTTTCATATCTTTAATTTTTTTATATTCCATTTTTTTCCTAATTTATTTAAAACTGATTTAATTGAATTATCAGATTTTAATTCATTCCATTGACTATTAATATAATATTTAGTAACAAAACCATTAACCATTGGTATGCTATCAATATCATTTGGAATATTAACATTAACTAGTAATACAATAGATTTTTTTGTTTTCCAACTATCGCAAACTCTTTCTAAAACTAATCTTTGTCCAGTTGGTATATCATTATTAAATCTTTTAACTTCAATTAAAATTAAGGCTTCATTATTAAATTCTAAAACTGCATCAATGTCTGTGGGGTGTATATTACCGTTTTGTATTCCTGTGAAATCTAATGCTTGTTTTGTTTGATTTATATTTCTAATTAAAGTCATAATAATTTTTTTAATTTGTTTTTTACTTTTTTGTAAGTATTATAAAGTGAATAGTATTGTATATATGATTTTCTTGAAAACTCAGCTATACTCTCGCCTTCATTTATAATCTCAAAGACTTTTCTGTCATACCAATACATTTTTTTTAAAGCATTTTTTACTTTTTCATAGCTTTCTTCAAAATTTATATCGCTATCAGTTAAATGTACGTGGTCTATAGGAATAACTTTAATATTCTTACCCTTACGTTTTAAATCTAAAAATAAAGTTCTTAAAGTTTTAAATATATAATAATAGTTTATATCATCATTATACATAATATCTAATCCATTCTCTAGTTTGAGTTGGATTTTAATATACATTTCTTGTGTGAGGTCTTCAGCAGTTCTTTTATTGCAACCAAAAGTCATAACAATATCAATCCAAGTTTTATGTTTCTTAGCAATTAATATCATTTTATCTTTTATCATAACTATTCTAGTGGGTCATACAAGTCATTTATCACATAAGGTATGCCATATTCATTAACTTCAAAACTAAATGTCTCAAATGCATAACCCCTACTTCTTTTACATTTAACTGTAACCCATTCTTTATTTACAGTATTAGTTTCTAACTCAATATGAGTTTCCACCTTTTTTTCTAACATACTACCTAAATGTCCTGTCATTTTTGATGTTCCGAAGTTGTTATGAATAACGCTTAGTATATGGCAATTATATTTAGCTGACCATTCCATTAACTTTTGTACACAATCGTTTGACTGTTGTAAATCATTAACATCACTTACAAGGTCGGCAATTCCATCGATAATTACAAGTGATGGCGTATTTATTTTATTTCTAAGGTAATACTCTATAAACTCTTGTCGTTGTTTGTGGCTGATTGTTCTTAGTCCAAAGGTGTGATATATATTAGGGTTTATATTGGAATCCATATCATAAACTCTTTTAAATACTTTTTGACAATGCCATAGACCTTGCTCAGTATCAAAGTGTATTAAATGGCCATTATTTCTATGACCTTTTATTTTACCACCATAAATATTTGAGTTGCTTAAAAATACTGATGCTAGTAAACTTATAAAGAAAGTCTTTTTAGTTTTAGGGGGTGCGCTGACAACACTTAAATTTCCGTATGTTCCTAAGGGTATTGGTAAAAGTAAATCCCCTTTTTTAGATTTGATAAGTTTCTCTCCGTATGATAAGGCTACAGGTGGATATTCTATTAATTCTTTTGTATTTACATAGCAGTCTTCTTCGATAAACTGCATCAGCATATGATGTTCGGTTTGTTTTGTTGTCATTCAATAAAAATATAAAAAAAAAGGGGGATTGTAGTCCCCCTTAATTAAAAATGTAATTAATATTTTGATATACGTCTATATCTTTTTTCCTCTCGGTGGGTACTTCTACATTTTAAAATGGTAAATCGGTTTCTTCTTTAACGTAAGCTGATTCAGTTCCAGAAATAATATCTAGTTTTTCTTCTCTTTCAGCTAAGTGTATTTGACCTTGTCCGTTTTTAGCATCTTTTATCCAAGACACTTTACCGTTACCGAAATATAAAGCCTGTTTACCTGACTCACGTTCTTCTGATGTTCGGCTATCCATTAAAGCTACATTATTTCCATAACGAGTTTCATCTTGGATTGAGATTGTTAGATTGTACCAGACCGCACCATCTTTACCTTTTACAAATTTTTCTTTTGGTAATTTAGCTACGTTGATACTTGCATTAATAATTGCTCCCATAATTTAATTGATTTTAAAGTTTAATAATTGTTTTTCTATTTCTTTTGTCAAAGTGTAAACCTTTTTTATATCATTAATTGTTTTACCTTTTTGCATTCCTTCTAATGCGTTTTTATATTGTGGTGTGTTAATTAATAATTTAGGCAATTTAACTTTTATTTCTTTTTCTATTTTATTAATAGCATCAGAATCTTGTGTGTCATCTATTAAAAATAAGTTACCTAATGCATATTTTTTACCATAACTAGATGCAGTTCCAAACTTTTGAGGTCTTTGCATACCTTTTTGGTTTTCATCAACTGCAACTATTGCATCAGATTTTAAATGATTTAATTTATCTTGTATTATAGCCCTAGACCTTATTACGCCATCTCCTAAATATTTTTCAGTAGTGGTTACGCTTACGTTATGTTTTAATGCTAGTGGTTTAATAGCTTCTAGTATATCTTCTGCACTTCTAAAGTTATATTTACCAAAAGAGTTATACCTAGATTTCTTTACTTTTAATTCGTTTTGAATTTCTGTTAACTTTTGTATTAATGTTTTGTCCATAATTAATATAATATATTATTGATTTCTAATTGAGCCTTTAAAAATTCTATTTTTCTTTGTAAGGCTTCTATCCTGTACTCATATTCTTCTATAAGAGTATCTTTTGTTTGTTGTGAATAGTTTGTTCTCATTATTGTATATTATATAATGTTGAACGTAAATCCATAATCTTGTTTTCAAATTGTTTTTGATGTTTAGTGTCGCCCATCATAGTAGCGTGAGTTAACATCATTTCTAATTTGTGGATTTCTTTTTTAATGTCGTCTGCTTGTGTTGTCATAGTTATTTTTATTAATTAAACATAAACAAATATAAACAAAAAAGTTTATAAAACAAAATTAAGCACAAAAAAAAAGGTTAACAAACTGGTCAACCCTCTTTTCCATTGATGACAAAACAAACAGATTCATCAAATATAGTATTAATCCATTAACTTTACAAAATTTTCATACCTTATTATCATTTCTTTTATTTCAGGGTTACTTAATTTTATTATTTGTTTAGCTTTTAAATATAATCTTTCAGAAGTTCCTGAACCGTATTTACTATCTAATTTATTACCAAACACATATTGCTCTCCGTATTTAAATACATTACATCCTGCACACTGAACTTGACAATTCACTTCATCCCATCTAGTTGAATAATGTTTACGACTTTGAAAATGTCCGTTTTGAAGTTTTTTCCAATGGTCTCTTTTACCACAGGTAAAACAAGTTGATATTTCATTAATTGAATTTTTACGCCTAATATATACACTAAATATAGTATCAAGTTTTTTTACTAGTTTACTTCTAGTAAGTTTCTTAGGCATTATTTATCTTGGTGTTGTAAGAATTGCTTACCTATTTCAGGATTTAATTTTGCAATTACTTTATATATGTATCTACTATTTTTTTTTACTGTATCTATTTCTGTTTTTGTAGAGTCTATACCACAATTTGTATATTGATTTGCATCAATTTCTAGTAACTTATCAATTTTATCTTTGTTACTTATTGTTTTATAATTATAAATTTTATCTATTATTTCTTTATTATACCTCATTTCATAAAAGTAATAAAAAAAAAACAAAAAAAAAGCCTACAAAAAGAAATAAAAAAAAAAGATTTATCTGAACCAACAGGAGTAGTTACCTGAAGTTTAGCACCTGACAGATGTGCGACTGTTAAACAAATTTAAAAAAATATTTTATTATTAAGTCTTTACTTTGAGTTTTTTTTTATTTTTTCAAAAGACCTTCCACCAAAATAAGCTGAAATAACTGTGATTAAAGTAAGTTGTAATAAATCAACCCAAGTATCTTTTACTTCAAAATTTAAAAAACCTGCATCTATAAAAATCATAACTATTGTAGAAACTATTAAAAACAATAAAACAATCGGTCTTACATTACGACTTAACCAACTATCACTTTGAGTATCAGCTTTCCATCTTTCTGATACATTGTGTTGCATATCAGCTTCAGCTTTTATAAAAACTTGAGCCATTTCATTTTCTAGCCTTGCTCTTTCTTCTTTACTAAAAGTATGTTTAGCAACTATGTTACTAAGTTTTTCAGCTATTCCTCCTCCTGCTGCTCCAAATATTTTCGCTAGTATATCTTTCATAACCTATTTTTATAATTACTGCTAATAACAATACCGTATAGATGTTTAAGTGTGTTTCGTTACACAATCCAAAAAGGTGTTTTATAGTTTCTATCATTTCTTTTTATTTTTATTCATCAAGTACCATTTCTGTACTGTGTAGCCTATTGTTACGCTAAGAAGAATAATCTTTAGCATCATATCTATGTTTGTTAAGGATATACCGAAACTGCTTAAATTAATTGCTATGGTTTTGTAATCGTGTATCATTTTTTGTCAATTTGTTTGAGTTTTTTAATTGCCCAATTTATTCCACTTGCGCCACCCCAACCAAGCCAAGCTACATAGCCTCTGTCTTTCCAAGGGGTTGCTTTATTTTCTGCACTTACTTCTGCGTTTTTTTCGTGTCGTTTAAATGAAGCCATTCTTGCTATGGTTTCACGACTGATATTTTCTTTATTAGATAATTGATTTGCCCTAACCCAACCTACTCTAGTCATACCTTTAACTTCATCTCCGTGCTTATCACGCCATTTAAGTACCTTTTTAGCGTTGTTCGCAGCACTTTGAGGGTAATCGTTATAAGTTTCAAGATTAATCATCTTACCCTGAAATGTACGATAACAAATTGCAATGGCTTGACTTTTATCGTGGTACTTCATAAGTTGAGGTACACAACGAATCATAAAATCGCTTTGTTTTTCGTTAGGTCTTTTACTCGGTATAGGCATTTAATAAAATTTAAAATGTAATACAATTATTAATAAATATAAATTGAGTTCAGTATAATCATTATTATCTTCTTTTGGTAAATAGCTGAAACCAACTAATAAACCAATCATTGACCTATCTATTATACCGAACTCCCATTTCATCCACAGTTCTTACATTCAGACCACGTGTAATATTTACCTAATTTTTTAGTAACTAAAACTTGTTTTCTGTTGTCTTTTTTGTTTTTGTATGAAACGTGTAACCATCTAGGCTCATCACCAAACTCCCAAATAAGTTGGTCAAAATCTAAATTGTCTTTTATGTAATGAAACATTTCAAGATTAGTTTTACCACCCATTGAAGTTATGTCAATAGCATTGCCAGTTAAATGGCTACTCACAGGACTACCTTTAATACATTTATTTAAGTCTTCTGACCTAAACATACTGTTTACCCTTATAGGTGCATCTACCCACTCTCTAAGAGGCTCAAAGACCTTCTCAGCTACTAACTCCATATTTTTAATATGTTCAGCCTTTGGCTTGTTGTCTATACTGTATTGTTTAGCATAGTCAGAATGGGTTGCTTCCTTATAAGAAATGTGTTTACTTATTCTCTTCATCTTTTATAATTTCATAAGAACCATCTTGAAGATTGATGTTTACTTTACCGTATTCTTCTTCTAGTTCTTTTTTAGATTTATCTTGTTCTACCATTAGTTCAACATACATATGATTTAAACTATGTATTTGAGTTTGT